CAAAAACTTTTGTTAAGTCTATAAATCCATCTGCTCCACTTAATTCAACTATCTTAGTCTTTACTGCCGGAAACCCCACTTCTATATCTTTACAAATCAATCCAAAATCATTAAATGTATGCTTATTACCAAATGTAATACCCATATCTCTCATTTTTATCATACAGCACCTCTTAATTCTAAGCTGCTTGTAGTTCCTAATGTGCGATTTATCTCCGGGCTTGCTATCCGTCCAACTTTCTTACCATCCATAACTATATAAAACTTTGATAATGCCTCTGTTATATTTCTAAGTGTATCTATTGATTCGCTATGACTTGATACCGGATCAATTGAATCCATTGTCAATTTAGTTGAGTGTGCCTCTTGCATAATCCTTGCATTTACTTTATCAAAGGTAATAGACTTTGCATTCCCATTAATCCCTTCTGCAATTCCGGCCGGAATATACTTACCGATTTCATCTCTCATAAGCCTTGATGGTGAGTGAATACCAAGAAAGCTTTTTGCTGCGTTAAATGCGTCTTTAGCGGCGTTCTTTGCTGCATCTGCAACCTTTCCTGCTGCACCTTTGATTCCATTAGCCAGTCCCTCAATTAATTGTTTGCCAATATCCACTAAATTAATACTCTTAACTTCACTTATTATTTCTCTTCCAAGCTTTGTTATTTCAGAAATTACACCTGAAACTTTTCCGGCTATCCCTCTTGTAAGACTTGATATCATCTGTACACCTACTTGCATAAGCTGAGCGGGCAAAATAAACATTGATTTCAGTATGCTTAATCCTAAATTTACTATTGCCTTTAAAATCTCCGGCATGGATTGAACAATACCTTTTAATAATGCACCCATTATCTGTATCCCTGTAGATAAGATCTCCGGTAAATTTGCAATCAAAGTCTTTGCTAAATTTATCATTATTTCAGTAGCTTTTAATACTAATCCGGGAAGGTTTTGAGATATTCCATTTATCAAAGATGTTATTATTTCAATTCCGGTTGTTATCAGTGTAGGCAATTCAGTTATCAATGCGCCTACCATCTTTTGCATTACTTGAATTGCCGTATCTATAATTTGTGGCAGTGCCTTACCAATACCATCAATTAAAGCTGTCAGTATCTCCATACCTTTTTCCAAAAATCCCGGAATGCCTTCTGCAATCTTTTTAATTAGACTTGATATTATTTTCGCTATATTACCTACCGCTTCACTATTTATTGACATCATTCCGGTAATAAAATTTGTCATTATCTGAATACCTGCTGTAATTAAATCCGGTAATGCTGTCATAATAGTGTTAATTATATCCCCAATTACATCAATCATTGATAATGTAATATTCTCTCTGCCACCTTCAAGCCCTGATAATACTCCAAGTATTAAATCTGCTCCGGCTTGTAGTAACATAGGTAATGCTGTAGCAATCGCTGTTATTAAACCATTTATAATTATTCCGGCTCCGGAGATAATATTTGGTAATGCTGACATAAGTCCACTTACCAAACTGGTTACAATTCCAACACCACTCTGTAATAGCTGTGGTAAATTGGTTGATATTCCAGAGTTTAATGATGATACAAAGTTCATTGCCGATCCTTGCCAATCATAGTTAATCAGCGTATTTGCAATCTCAGTAACTAAGTTTGTTATAACTGACAAAATCTTAGGAATACCTTCAACTATACCTTCGGCTATTCCAATGATTAAACCCGGGACTGCAGAAAGCATATTTCCTAACATAGGAATAAAATTGTCAAAAACAAATGTAAATACACTTTCAGTTAATGCCTTTAGTTTAGGACCTATATCATCACCAAGTGCAATAGAACCCATTAAATTTTGAGCTGCTGCCTTCATTGCAGACATAGAACCCTCAAATGTTGTTGCACCTTCTCTTGCTGTTGTTCCGGTGACTCCCAATTCATCTTGAATTACATGAATTGCACTGTAAACATCTGACAGGTTATTCAGGTCATACTTTACTCCTGTCAGCTTTTGAGCATCCGCAAGCAAACGTTCCATCTCAGTTTTTGTACCACCATAACCGAGTTTTAGATTGTCCAGCATATTATAGTTTCCTTTAGCAAAACCTTGATACGCCATTTGGATACTATCCATTGATGTACCCATCTTATTTGCATTATCCGACATATCAATAATAGCTGTATTTGCTGCCTCTGCTGCCTTTGCTGTATCTCCGCCTACACCTTTAAGCAAAGCGGCGGCAAAACTTGTTGAGGTTTGCATATAGTCATTTGCACTCATTCCGGCTGTCTTATATGCCTCATCTGCATACTTTAACATTGTATCTGCAGATTCTTTGTATAAAGTCTCTATACCACCTATAGATTGCTGTAATGCACTACCCTCACTTAGTGCGGACTTTATAAGAGTACCAATTCCAGCAGCTGCAATTACACCCTTAATGGCACCTACAATATTTATTCCTGCACTCTTTCCGGCACTCTCAGCCTCACCTCCAAGTTCTTCCGCTAACCTTCCTCTTATTCCATCTGCTGAAGGTATAATTTGCACATATGCCTTAGCAATTTCTGTTCCTGCCAACTGCTCACCCCCTCATCCTATTCCAAGCTTTTTCAAAGCTTTCACCATTACTGAAGCCAATAATATCATCTACATTATTAGCATTTTCAATTTCCTCAAATAATGATTTAGGTTTGTTTCTATTCTTTGCTCCATCCCTGGTATTCATCCAAACTATTAGTCTAAGATAATCAACAATCATCATCTTTAACACCTGATCAGTGCCAAACTTTGCTCCAGATAAAAACATTTTGCTTCTACTATCTTCCCTTAACCCTGCTACTAATATAGCAATAAAAGAAGGCTCATATGCCTCATAGTTATATATATGATACACTTCTGCAAGATCACATATCAGAGCCTCTTCATTACACATCATAGTAGCAAGGATTAAGAGTTTTTTAGTTCTTTTACACTCTCACAAATATCTGTAAACAACTTACTTATGCTTTCTATTGGAACTCTACCCTTATCATCAGCTAAAAATTCCAGCATTCTCTCAAACTGTTCCTCGCCAAATATCTTTTCCATTGCTTCAGAATAAAGAGTAATATCATCTTCTTTTGATGCCTTTGCCAAAAGTCTTATCATTCTAAAATCATTCAGATTTTTTTCATCTATCTCAAATTCAAAACCGTTCTCTGATTTTCCTGTTATCATTCTTTACCCCTTCTTCATATACTCAATATGTGTATTACCATCTGTATTTGGTAATGCCGAAATTGTAACCTGATAGCCTAATGCCTCACTATCAGTATACTTAATTTCACCTGTCTCAGTTATCTTTCCATTTGGTATTACCACTCTCTTAGCAACATTATCCCTAAGGATCATATCAATGACGTATACGGCCTCTTCTCTTTCCTTTGAATTAGCTTTTATAGTAATGCCGGCAGAGATATCACCTGCAACATTATCCTCACCATATATCATTTTTAAAACTTCCGGATTCAACCCCTCAATCATTGTAAACTCAAATGTGTCCGGTCTCTCTTTCTCAAACTCTAATACAGTATCTCCACCCCATGCCTTAACCGAATCAGTTTCAGCAGAATTTGAATTTGTCACTCCGTCCTCTGAAATATAACCAAGATTTTTAAATGCCTGGTCCAACTCACTTACCGCATCTCCCGGTATAGCAGTCCCCAATGGTGCTCTAAACACCGCTCCTCCTACCTTGGGTTTACCGGTGGTTACATTCTTAGCATTATTCTTAGACATTTTTGCTCCTTTCTAAATAAAAAGCACCCTGAATTAATCAGAATGCTTAATCAAAAAACACTATATTATATACAGCTTGGTATCTGTATCTTTTTGTTACTGTATCTGTAAAATTATAATCACTATTCAGTTTACAGCTACTTATCTCAGGCAGCTCTATCATCTCATCCATTGCCTTTTTAACTTTATCATTTAATACTGCTACATTAAGCAAAGTATCAGAATATGATTGTAACGCTACCGTCACATGATAAATATAATCCTCAACTCCTGATGATGTCTTTTCAACAATAATGAACTCTTTCGGTGGACTTTCAGGAATTTCCGCATACACCTTTATCCCAAGCTTATCTCTTAGATATTTTATAATCCTACTTTCAATCATCTATGAACCGCCCTTAACAAGGTATTATTCCTCATATTATTCTCATAACCTCGCCTATTTTTATTGCTAACACTCGCATAAGCTCTTGTACTTGCAATTTTAACTTCAAAATCTCCACCGGCCTCATTTGCTATTCGTGTAGCCTGTTCTTCTACACTTGATTGAATTTCTTCACTCTTGAGCATAGCTCTAATACCCGGACTGTTCAGTTCAATTCTTACTTTACCCATTATATCTCTCCACCATAACCTTTTTATTCCAATCAAGAGGAATCAAACTTTCGATTCCTTCCTGTGGAATACCAAATGTCTTCCAAGTGTTGTCAAAAAATCTAACTCTTTTATTTTCCCAGTTATGATTATCGCCTTTAGGAATTGCCAGAGTATAGACAGCTGTTCTTCCATAAAGCTGTGTAGAATCAGTTATGTCGGTAGATGATGCAGGTGCAACTAAAACATTACTAACGATAACTTCTCTCTCAGTTAATATTTCTGCCCCAAACTCATCTTCTCCATTCACAACAGTCTCAATTAATACAACATCAATTCCCTTGATCTTGGCCATACATCTCAATCACTCCCATTCTAGGTCTTCTAAGTCCCAATCTTGCAAGCTCTGACTTCTTGATAAACAGTCCCCCACCGGGTACTAAATAAGTACCGCTCCAACTATATCCAAGTGCTGATTGAGATTCCTGTGTAATCGGCTCACTATCTGTTGAAGTCATGAGTGTTCTGGCAACTACATCAACTACCACAGATCGCACAACGCTTCCATATACGCTAGATTCTTCTATTAGCCGATCAAGGTCTTTGCCTACCTTTTGAGCCTCCAATCTGAGCGAATCTGAAACGATAACAAGTAACGCTGTTGCACGTTCCTCTTCTCCGGCCTTTAAAGGTCTCCACAATGTGCTCACATCATGAATCGTTGCAAGTGCTGTCATTGTTTCTCACCATTTTTAGGTTTCTCTTTTTTGCTCTCTTTGATTTCTTCGATTTCTATCCAGTATTTACCCTGAATAGGGGAGGCGGATTCAACAACCGCCCCTGTTACTGTATTTTGATATTTCATAAGCTTAAGCCTCTTTAATTTTTGCAAAGAATTCAGGTACCAAGATTCCCCAACCGATATAGATTTCACTTCTCAAGTATACCTGATTGTATCCCTTTAAATCTTTTCCGGAATTATCAGGGTCACCATACTGAATTACTTCAAGTGGGATCTCTTTGGCAATTCCCCATTTAAAAGCATTTGCAAAGTCACCAACATAAGCGTGTACCTTTGAAGTTGCAAAATTTACAGTATTATTTGTATCAGATATTCTTCCGGCGAATGCCTCCGGATTTCCTCCAAACCTGAATTCAGGATATAAAGTAATTCCATTCGCTTTGATTTTAGACATTGCAGCACCGAATGTTTTAGAGAATGCAAAGCCTGTTACGTCTCCTTCAGAACCATCTACCAATGCAATTGCCGCATCGAGGTTATCATCTGCATTTGCTGCTGCATAGGCTACTTGCTGTGTAACCAATGAATCAAAGTTGTTTGTGCCAATTACACCGGAAGCAGTCTTTGTTCTTGGATTTAATCCATGGAATGCACAGATATCCAAGCCTCTTGCAACTTTGGCCGAAAAACCGTCGTTAAATGCTCTTAATACATCCAACTGTTTTTCCTCTGATGCATACAGGAACTCATCTGAGATTCTTGCACCATACTCCAATTTGATTGGAATCATTTTTACCGGCTCAAACTTGATTCCGCCTTCTGTTTTTTTGCCATTTTCCGCTACTACATCGACCTCATTATCCATTGAAAATGTCATCATTTCATTTCCAACAAATGAGATAGGTATCTGACCGGATAACTTTGCTAAAGTTGATTTTCCTTTTACTTTGTTTAATAAATCCGCTACTAATTCCGGTTGAAATAATGTTCTTGCTTCGTTTGCCATTTTTTATTCTCCTTTTAATTCTTTCAGCATGCCTTTTAAGGCTTTATCTTTTGAATCTACATTCGGTTCAGTACTCTTAAGTGGTGGCTCATGATGAGTATTTTTAATCCATCCGGCCAACTGCTCTGCATCTTTCTTTAGTGCTTCCTCACTATCTCCCTGAACCCTTGAAACCATATCGTAAGGCAATCCGGCCTCTAAAGCAATTCTCGTTTTTACTGAGTCGGTCTCATACTGCTTTATTTTTGCATCTTTGATTGCTGCATCTTCAGGTGAAAGATATCCTTTATACTTCTCCTTCACTTCATCTGCAGAAAGGTAGCCTTCATACTTGCTTGCTACATCCTCTGGAGATAAATACCCCTCAAATTCTTTTCTTACACTTCTTTTCGCCTGCTCTACTCTTTCCACAATGATTGCATTTAATGCTTCCTGTGTTTCAATTGGTGTAAATTCCGCCATTTTTTGTTCCTTTCTCCAATTACCGCTTGGGGTGCGTATTTTTTATATAGTAAAAGAGCAATCTTTTCAGATCGCTCTAGTAACTAACTCTTATTTTTCTCTTTTCCTTATGCTCTTTGCATAGCCAATGGGCTAATACAACACTATCTAATAAAGCTATCTCAACCCCCTCTTTGTTGGCTTTATACCCTTGTCCGCCTTTTGTCCCTATGGCTCGCTTTTCGCAATTGGTAGCGGACTGTTGCAAGGATGGTTGACCAAAATGGGTTATACTTTGTTCTTCCAAGGCCTGCTCAAAAATAGTATGAGCACTTATCACATCATTAACTGAAGCTTTTTTTATTTTTATTCTAATCCTTGCGTCTTTGATTAAACTCTCTAATACCTCAAATCCTGATTCTCCATCAACCGCAATTTCTTTGATACCTGTCTGCTTAATAAAAGCCACAATCCAATCAAGACCGGATCTTATCGGTCTACAATCATATCCATCTATCAATATCTTTTCATCAGATGTCTTACATGCCAGAGACAACGCCACATTTAACCCGTCATAACCAAATTTAATACCAATTACCGGCATTCCTTTGAGCTTTGGCTTTTCGGTTATTTCTAATTGCTTCCATTCTGTTAAGGTGATTGCTGATTTTTGGTTATACTTCAACCATAGTCCTAGACGTTGAATATTAAAGTCTATTTCATCT